GTTGTATTAACGGTTGCCGCTGTCAGTCAACTCTAAGGAGTTGGCTTGATAGTTTGTTTCTGGACCCTCAGTACGCTGAGGTTGGAGATCGCGAGTTACTCTTTAAAAAGTACTCAGAGGATCTTACCGTAAAACATAATATAGATAAATCAAAAATTGAAATCATCAATCAATGGTTAACCTATTATGATGTTTTGTCCGAATTGTTGAGAGTCTTCATGAAAAGTGTGAAGATCAAATATAATGAACGAAAGTTCATTAGATTTATACGAGATTATTCGATTTCGAAAACTGATACAGTAAAGGTAATTAAATATTACTATACTGCATTAGCTAGCTTAGCGAATAACTCTACATCTCAACCGGAACATATAGAAAACATGCCCCTGTGGTTACCCCTCTCTCGCCCAGTAAAGAATCATATACTGAGACGATTTGGAGAGAAAAAGCGTAGGTTAAAATTCATTGCTTTCGCACACGAACTTGCCTACAGTCGTCGTTGTGCACCTAGTGTTCCTGACTCCTTTGTCAAGAAAGAATGGATTGAGTATAGAAAATCACTTACTCAACCACCTAAACCGTCACTAGTCGATGTTAATGTAATTAGAGAAATAATACCAATTGTATTCCCTAACTGTCATATTAACTTAAAATCTTATTTGAATAATTGTAATGATTGTTCATCGATCAGGAAATCTGAGGTCGATATGTCCCACATAAATAAGATCAATAAAGGAAAAATGTACCACCAACGAAAGATTGAAGATATTGAATCAGTATCTTTACCCCAATCATCATCTCTCGGCATGTTTAATAAGATCCCTTGTCCGATTTTCGCATCATCTTTTATAAATGAAGGAAATCTGATGGGTAGAGCTATCTTATTAAGTGAACCTTTAAAAACTAGGTCTATCACAACATGCTCACCATATGAATATTATGCATTTAAACCTATCCAACATATTCTGAAGAAGTCTATGTCTGAATCTCAGGTATTACTCTTTGGCCGTACAGCTGAAGAAAGTGATATTGAGCTCTTGAAAAAGAGAAGTTTAGAATTTTATGGTGATCAGGAACTGTTTTATGTTTCTGGCGACTACAAGAATGCTACTGGATTCATATCTCCGGAAACTTCAAAAATATTAGATAAAGAAGTTTTCAATGTTCTAGGAGATATAGAAATACCTCTTGTGGATGATCCCAATAGTCCTATATCACAAGCTTTTGTTTTATTATGGAACTATTTAAAAGATGATGTTGCAGCTCAGAAGCGTAATTTTTACAAACTCAATGTGTACTACCTATGTATCCTCAAGATGAGAGATACTCCAATGTGTAAGATGTCACAGATAAGACAAGATACCTTCTCAGGTAGGCTTGTCAACATGACTTACGATAAAATTGGAGGGTATATGAAAAAACCTAAGTTTGTTAGACAGACGAATGAACAATTAATGGGTGATATAAAATCATTTCCATTACTTTGTCTACTTAATTATGCTTTGTGGTACGACGTTAACAAAGAACTAATACGTAATGAACTCTATCAGTGTGAAACTATCACTGGATTAACTTTGAAACTGAGAAAATTGGTCCCACCCTGTTGGATCAACGGAGACGATTTCTTAGCATTTGCCCCTATTCACATTATAGAAAAATGGAAAGAGATGACTAAGAAATACGATTTTGTGCTCTCAGTTGGAAAAACTTATATCTCTAAAGATGTTGCCGTTATTAATTCGACAACTTTCTATGATTCTGGTAAAAAAATCACGAAAATAGAAAATAAGTTTTTAAATCTGGTCTTTAAATCCCCTAGGGATAAAACACTATCTAGCGTTTCTCACCAGATCAAAGATAATCATCTACAGATGTTATTCAGAAAATATAATCATTCTGAAATTAATAAGCAGAGTAGAAATGGAGTTATAAATTGGTTCTTACCACCCGACTGTGGTGGGCTCGGTCTTAAAGGTGATGTGAAGGATGTTACTCACACACAACGAGTTGTTAACTTAGCTATACGTAAAGGTTTTTTTCCACCTTTACATCTTCAAAATTTTACTGTTTCTCCCGATAATCCTGCAGAAGGATACCTAGTTGAACAAATTTTAGAACTAGGGTATTATGACATTCTCTGCTTTAGAAATTATAGAGCAGGGGATTTCTTTACAATGGAGAAAGATGAGAACGGTAAACCTTTAAAATATGACTGTTGTGATAACAAGCTTTTAACTAAGGATTACAATATATATGCTATAGACTGTGACCATGATTTCCAAAAAGTTTACTGGAAATATGGAATGAATGTACTCAAATCAATGGTGTATGTTGTGGAAGTGTCTAAAATTGTTAAGTTATACAAGTATAATTATTTTGTCAATAAACTTGAAAAAGAGTTTGTTCAAAATCTTTATACTAGACAACCACCTCAGTACTCTAGGTTGAGTAATCAAAAGATTATGAGTAATCTCGCTAAGAGAATACATTATAGTCATAAATATGACAACTGTAATTCTAAGTGTTGTCACTATGATTATGACTCCTCTAATAGGACATATTTTTTTGATAATGCAGCATATAAGAAATTACCAGAGAAGAAGACTCTCTCGGGTTCTCTTTTTACCAAAGATATTAATACTTATTCACATTCTGGAATGTTGAGTCAAACATGTTCCACTGATCACTTTGCAGCACCAGAGTTATCCGGCACACTGTCGAGTTGCGAAGACGATTTAACATCGTTTAATAATGATCTTATGGAAGAGATTTCTGATAAGTATTTTCCTTTTAATGATTTCAATTTTAATTTTTCTGTATCGGATACACCGGTCCACATCTTCCTCCCTGAGGAGCTACAGGTATTAGATAATTTATAATATTCTGTAACTTTGTTCCCCAAAAAAGGAATTTCATAAAGTAAATATTATGGAACGCGGAAGATCAACAACAAAAAAACAAAACGTAAATTCAAGATCTAGATCTACAAAACCTAAAGAATCTAGGAATAGATCAAGGACTAGATCTGAAAGACCTCGTAAAACAGAGAAGGATAACATGACTTCTCTATCAACTTCTACACAATATTCGTATCCCTCTGGTCAAATGAGTGGTAATTCATTTAGAATCAGAAAGAGAGAATTTATAAAGAATATAGTACCTCAGGATCCTTTTGCTCCTCAAAAGATTGAATTTAATCCTGGTATTCATAAATGTTTCCCTTGGTTATCCGGAGTTGCTCCTAACTTTGAGAAATATAGTGTTAAAAGGTTGAGATATATTTACGAGACTGCTCAGAGTACGTTCGTACCTGGCATGGTGATGATGGCTCCTGAATTTAATATTTCAGATCCACTTCCAAATACTAAAACAGAATTACTAGAGTATGCTTATGCTGCTCGTTCTCCTGTTTGGAAGTCATTTTCCATCACTTTGTCTGAGAAGTCAATTATGAATTATAGAGACTATTATGTGAGAGTTAGTTCAATTAGTGTCGATCAGAAATTATACGATCCACTTTATTTGGTTATAGCCACAGATGCTGTTTCTACAGATCTTTCATATTGTGGTGAACTATGGATAGAGTATGATATTGAATTTACTCTTCCCCAAATAATAAATGCTGATTCTCTACTCAATAATGATTACAAAAGATTCTTCTTTGGTGCTACATCAAATTCTGCTCCATTCACTAATTTGACTAGTTCTGAAGGAAATCTAGATGTCGTAATCTTTGCAAATGATACTCTACAATTTAAATCAGACTTTAATGGTATGATTCAGGTTACAGTTGATGCATCTAATGTTGGTCTACAAACACAAATGGTAGACAACAAGTCAGATTGGACCTTACTAGGTAATGGTACCATGCTTGTTGCTGAGTGTTTGGGAGGTTCAGGACGTCTTTCCAATTCAAATGGAATCTCGTTGATAACCTACACATTTTCAAACATATCAGCAGGCTCCTTGGTTCAAATAAATAAATTAGGTTATTATACCAATGGAATCGTTGCGACTGCATCAAGTGTTCGTATTGTTAAGTGCTTATGGCCTGGTGGATATTCCCAAGTTTAATCCAGAAACACTATTTGTTACTTTTAGGGTAAGTAACCCGAGGATTACGGAAGTGTGGTCCCTTGACTCGATGTCTAACATCGGGAGGCAAGGATATAGTTATAGTTGTATTTGCA